ATGGCCCAACCTGTCTGGGACCGTCACGCGATCGCCGCAGAGGTGAAGCGATCCGGCCTCACGCTCACAGGCATCGCCCGCGATGCCGGGCTCTGGGACGCGGCATGCCGGGAAGCTCTGGTCCGCAGCCAGCCTTCAGGGGAGCGCGCTCTCTCGGAGGCGCTGGGCATCCCCCTCGAAGAGCTTTTTCCCGACCGATACGCCAGCCAGAAGAGCAAGGGTGACAATACCCACAACGGTCGTGGTCGCAAAAGGCAAAAGCGCGAGCGCGCCTCCGACAAGATCGAGGCGCGCACATGAGGATGCCGTCGGCGCGCCTGGCCATCGCTCCAAAGGTGCGGTGATGGCACGCCTTTCCTCCATCCAGACCATTCCGGACGAGGCGCTCGGCGCCGTCCAATGGGCCTTCGAGCGGATCGTTGAACGACGCATGACGCAGAAGGCGGTGCTGGAAGGCCTCAACGAGCGCCTCGCGCCGTACGGGATCAAGGCCTCCAGATCGAGCTTCAACCGGTATGCCGGCAGAGTGCTCGACGGGAAGGTCCAAAGACCGGAGGTCTTGCTGCCGGCAGCGGAGGGCGCAGTCTTCGCACCCATCTTCCGAGAACGCCTCAGCCGCGCCGTCGGCGCCGCTGCCGCTCAGCGGATCGAGATCGCGATGCTCGCCCTCTGCGAGGGAGGAGAGGCATGACGGGCAGTCTCCACGCAGGCGAATGGCTGGCGAGCCTTATGATGGCTCATTCAGGTGTCAAAGACGTCGAAGTCCGTGCGAGCGCGACTGCTCCGCACCTCCATGGTCTTATCGTTTTCGATCCAAACCTCGGTCGCGCAGCGTGGGCACTTGTAGGCGTCCGCGTGGAACTCCTCCTTCGCGACGTTGAGATAAGACTTCTCTCGCGCCTCGAAGCATTTGGGGCAAAGCAGGTAGCTCGCGTGTTTGGCGTCGGGGTCTCCCTGGGGAATATAGCAGAGCGTGTGCTTGGCCGCCGCCACCCGTTTGTAGTTGCCCGCATCCGCATCAAAGCGATCGTACCGGGCAATCGTCTCATTCAGGCGAACAATTTCCTTCTTCAGCGCCTCGCCCGCGCTCTGGCACGCAAAGTGCTCCTGCTGGGCACGAAGAAGCTGTGCCTGGAGATCTATCAGGGGCGACAGCAGAGCATTCTGCTCGCCGCTCTTCTTGCCGCTTCCGATCACGCCGACCAGCCCCTTTACCGCGTCGAGTGCAGCTCTGATGGCGTCGCCGCCGGCAGTGGCCGTTTCAAGCCAGCTCTTAGCCTGTTCGGCGTCCATCACGTGCCCTCCGTCACCGTCATCCAGTTCCTGCGGCCCGCCGGTTCGGGCGCGGCCGACCAGGTACGCACGGCTCAATCTCCGTCGCGCAGCGAGTATCATCGTGATTGAGAAGATCGACGTCGCCAAGATCGACACGGCCGGCCGGCTCCGGCATGTGCGGCCCGAGCGCGCCGCCGCCATGGCAGAAAGCATCGCCGAGCACGGCCAGCTCTCGCCGATCAAGGTGATCGAGCGCGCGGACGGCGGCTATCGCCTCGTCTTCGGCGAGCATCGGCTCGCCGCGGTGCGCGACCATCTCAAATGGCCGCAGATCACGGCGGAGGTCATCCCGGAGACGTCCTTCGGCGACGAGGCGGACCGGCAGATCGAAGAGATCGTCGAGAACTTCGTCTCCTTCCCGCTCACCGTTCTGGAAGAGGCGGTGGCGCTTGCGACCTGGAAGGACCTTTACGAGGCGCGAAACAACACGGCTGGGCGAGGTGGGCGTCGCTCAAGGAAGACCGAGGCAGAGCAAAACGAAAATTTTTCGTTTTGCTTCTCTGAAGCTGCGGCCGTGACACTGGGATGCTCTGAGCGCAAGGTCCAGTTCACGATCAAGATCGCCCGCGGGATCGCCTCAGAGGTGCGCGCCCGGATATTCGACCATCGCATCGCCGACCATCAAGGCGAGCTTCTGGCACTCGCCGCAGAACCCGAGGCGCGGCAGGCGGCGATCGCCGACATTCTTCTGGCGGAGGATGCCGAGGCGGAGAGCGTCGCCGAGGCGATCGCCATCCTCGACAGGCTGCCCAAGCCGCGCGTCGCGCCAGCCTACGAGAAGCTCTCGGAGAGGTTTGCGAAGCTGACGCCTCGCGAGCAGCATGCGTTTTTCGCGCTGCATCGCGACGCGATCGAGACCTGGCTGGCGGAGACGCGCTGATGCCACGCCCGCGGGACCCGCTCACGCTCGACCTCTTCGACTGGGAGCCGCCGGCCATGACCGTCGGCTACGGCGAAGACGTTACCGGGCGGGGACCGCTGGACCTCCGCATTTCCCGGCTCCTCGCCAAGGCGCTGCAGGACATGCGCGACGAGGGGATCGACCGCGGTGAGATCGCGCGGCGCATGAGCGAGCGTCTCGGCCGCTCCGTCTCCAAGGAGATGCTCTACAAGTGGTCCTCGCCCGGATCGAGCGAGCACCGGATCACGCTCGACGCCTTCGCGGCGCTCATCGCCGTCACCGAGAGATGGGAGCTTCTCGGCGTCCTGCCGGGCCTCTTCGGCTACGCCGTCGTTTCCGATGACTGCCGAGAGATCATCCGGCTCCACCAGATGAAGGAGCGCCGGCAGACGATCGCGCAGCATAGCAGCGCGATCGATGCGGAAATCGCCGCGCTCGAAACGCGGATGCGGGGGCGGCGATGAAGCATTCCCTCACCGCACAGATCGAGGAAGTGGAGTTCGAGATCAGGCAGCGAGGCGGCGTCTATACCCGCCTGGTCGCTTCGCGCCGCATGCGGCAGTCGGTTGCCGATTTGCACATGGCGCGCATGCAGGCCGTCCTCGCCACGCTGCGCTGGCTGCAGACCAACGAGGGAGAGGTCCGCGCCTTCGTCGCCTCGCGGAAAGGGAGCGAGGCATGAGCGAAAGACTATTTCGGCCGGTGCTCTTCGAGCCGTTCGAGGCATTCCTCATAGGCGGCCGTCAGGAGATCGCTGTCGCGATTCTTCTCCAGGCGCCGCTCCAGCTCGGCCTTCAGCTCCTCATGGGTGAAGGAGCCCTTGGTGGGCAGAAGATCGAGCATGGTGTCGGTGAAAGCCATGTACCACATGCCTGCCATTACCTTTCCGCGCGAGCTTTCCATGCGCGCGCGCATCTTCTCTGCACGTTCGTCCATCGGACCTTCTCCATGTGGTTGTGCACGTGGGGACGGAAGGGGCCGGCGCGCGCGCCCAACGCGCGCCGGTTCCGCACGAATCCTATCACGCTGCCGAGACGCGCGGGAGGCCGGCCATGAAAGAGTGGCTTACCGCGCGCGAAATCGCCGAAGAACGCCTGCCTGGCCTTCCGACGACTGAGTCGGCAGCCATTCGTTTCGCTGATCGCAATGGCTGGAACGACCATCCTGCCCACACGAGAGCGCGTAGCGGACGAGGTGGCGGCCTCGAATACCATTTTCGCCTCCTGCCGACGCTTGCCCAGATCGCCTACTGCCAAAAGCACATGCGCCTCGGAGCGCCCGGCGTCACCGGCGAGGCGCCCCGCGCGACCAAAGACGCAAAGCTATCCGACGCGGCGGCTGTCGAACGGGACGCGCGCCTTGCCATCATCCGCAAGTTCGCGCAGTTCCGCAGCGGCCTGACCCTGCGCCAGGCTTCGGCGCTGCAGGTCTTCACCGACAAGTACAACGCCCGCAGCCTGCACATTGAAGATTGGGTACTGTCCTCCGTCCCGCGGCTTTCCAAAGGCTCACTGAAGCGCTGGATCGGCCGGGCCCGCAAGGGCGAATCCCTCGCCTTCGACCGTTCCAAGGCTCGCAAGGGCAAGGGTTTGCTTGACCTTGCAGAGGACGGCCGGGTGCGTGCCACCATCCTCGCCCTTCTCGCCGACAATCAGCATTTCTCGGCCGAGCATATCCGCGATCTCGTCGCCGCCGAGTATGGCGAGACGCTGGCCGTTCCTGGCCGGGAGAGCCGCGTTCCGCTGCCGCCGATCCGGACCTTCCAACACTTTTTGAAGGGGCTTCGAAGCACCGAGGCGGTCGTGCTGACCCGGGTGCAAAACCCCGACCGCTTCCGCTCCGTCATGGCACCGCGCGGAACGGGCAGTCTTGCCCATATCCGCGAGCCGAACGCTCTCTGGCAGATCGACGCCTCGCCGGTCGACGCGCTCTGCACGGACGGTCGGCATGCGATCTATGTCTGCCTCGACGTCGCGACCAGGCGGATGACGCTCCTCGTCAGCCGCACGCCGCGCGCTTCAGCCGTCGGGCTCCTCATCCGCAAGGCGATCCTCGCCTGGGGTGTTCCCGACCTCATCAAGACCGACAACGGTTCGGATTTCGTCGCCCGCGACACGAAACGTCTCTTCGCCTCGCTCGGCGTCGAAGTGGAACTCTCCGATCCCTACCAGCCACAGCAGAAGGCCTTCGTCGAACGCGCGATCGGCACCTTCCAGAAGGATTGCGCGACGATGCTGCCGGGCTTCGTCGGCCACTCGGTGGCCGACCGGAAGGCCATCGAGGACCGCAAGAGCTTTGCGGCCCGGCTCGGCGAGAGCGACGCCAACCTCTTCGAGGTCGGCCTTTCGGGCGAGGATCTGCAGGGGACCGTCGACCGCTGGGTCGCCGTCTATGAGCAGCGTCCGCATGAGGGCTTGAAAGGCCAGACGCCCCAGCTGGTCGCGGCGCAATCGAGGCGACCCCTTCGGCATGTCGACGAGCGCGCCCTCGACGCCCTCCTGATGACGGTGCCCGGCGGCGGCACGCGGCGCGTCACGAGCCGCGGCATTCGGGTGGACGGCGCCCACTACATGACGCCGACGATCCTGCCCGGCACCGAGGTGCTTGTGCGCATGGACTCGGCCGATCTCGGCCTCGTCTACGCCTTCACGCCGGACGGTGGCGAGTTTCTCGGCTGCGGCATCTGCCCGGCGCTATCCGGCATCCAGCCGGAGGAGGCGGCGAAGACGATCAAGGCCCTGCAGAACGAGATCACGGCACGCGGCGCGGCCGCCATCAAGGCCGAGATCCGGCGCATCAAGAAGAGCGGTGCCTATCACGAGCGCATCCTCGCCGTCCGCGAGGGAAGAACCGGCAATGTCGTGCCGCTTCCGCCGCGCTCAGAGCCCCACACGACGCCGCAGATAAGGGCGGCGATCGCCGCCGCGGAGGCCACGGGGCCCGCCGATGCCGGCGCGCTGCCCGCACGCGCCGCCGAGACGCATGCGGCCCTCAAGGCGGAAGCGTCGGATGAACCCGTCAACGTGACGCCGATCCGCCGGAAAGACACTCGCGAGCAGCGCTTTGCGCGGGCGCGGGCGATCGAGACGCGGATTGACGCCGGCGAGGCCGTCGCGGCCGCGGACGCCGTTTGGCTCGGCCGCTACCAGGCCGGTCCGGAATATCGGGCGATGAAGGCGATTTTTGAGGATTTCGGCGAGCAAGCGACGCACTGAGACCAAAGAAAAGGCCGCGGCGATGCGCGGCCGAGATCAGATTGAGAGGAGAAGATGACGACACAGGCGAAAGAGGTCAAGCCGACGCTGGCATTGCTGCGCAACGTCAGCGCCTGCTTCACGCTCGTTGAGACCTTGCGCGGGCGCAATCCGCATCTGCCCGGGCTCGGCGTCTTTCACGGGCCCTCGGGCTACGGCAAGACCTATGCGGCGATCTACGCGCAGAACAGGACGCGGGGTCTGCGCGTGGAGGTCGGAGAAAGCTGGACCCGCAAATCCTTCCTCGGGGCTATCCTCGCCGAAGCGGGCCTGGCCAAGGCGCCGCGCACCATCGCCGATATGATGGAAGCGGCGATCTACACACTCGGCGATGATCCCGATCGCCCGCTCTTTGTCGACGAGGCCGATAAAGCCGTCGACAAGGGCTATATCGAGCTCATCCGCGAGCTGCACGACAAGGCGCAGGTGCCGATCGTCTTGATCGGCGAGGAGGAGCTGCCGGCGAAGCTCCAAGCGGTGGAACGCACGGCAAATCGTGTGCTGGAATGGATCCCCGCACTGCCGTGCGATGCGGAAGATACGCGCGCTCTCGCGCAGCTATTTTGCGACGACATCCAGGTCGCTGACGACCTTCTGGAGGTGGTGAGACGGCAGAGCGACGGCCGAGCGCGGCGCATCGTGGTCAATCTGCAGAGGATTGGCGAGCACGCCCGCAATCACGGGATCGATGCCATCGATGCGGCCGCGTTTGACGGCGACTTTTTCACCGGACGGCCGGCTCGCCGCCGGAGGGCCGCCTGATGCCGAAGGTCTTCCGACTAACCATCAGGGCCCATAGCCCGGTTCTGACCGGCATCGATCACTATTGGTCGGTGATCCGGGATCTCGGCCGCGGCGGTGCGACCTTCACGGCAACTGAGGTGTTCAACCAAAGCAAGCAGCGCCGCCTGGAAGCCGTTTCGGACTATCTGCGCCGTCTCGCCAAGGCCGAATATCTTGAGATTGTCGAGCCGCATCGCCCTGGGGGCAGGCGCAAGACGCGACCAACGGTCTACCGCCTGCTGCGACGACCGACAGAGACGCCGCACCCTCGCCGCGACGGCACGCCGGCGCGGCAGGGGCTGGGGCAGGCGCAGATGTGGACTGCTATCCGCGCGCTCGACGCCTTCACCGCGGCCGAGCTCGCGGTTGCCGCCAGCACAGAGGAAGTGTCCGTCGCCCGCGCGACCGCGCTCTCTTACTGCAAGGCGCTGAAGCGTGCCGGTTACCTCACGGTCGTCTCGCCGGCCGGACCCGGTAGAGCCGAGGTCTGGAGGCTTCGACCGTCGATGAAAAAAGGGCGACCGGAAGCACCGAAGATCCTGCGCACCAAAGTCGTCTACGACCCCAATACGGGTGAGATCTGGCCGCGGCCGGTTGAGGCCGAAGAGGTCAGCCCATGAAACGGGGCCCCGTCACCGGCGCGCGGCCGGCCGATATGCGCACCATGGCCGAAAAAGCGCTTGCTGCCTGGGGTGCGCCGCTGCCCGATTGGGTGGACGAGCTCGCCAGGTTTGCCGACGCAGCCGGGCTGCGGATCGCGGCCGAGCGCATCGGCTATTCGAGCTCGACGCTCTCGACCGTCATCAATGGCCGCTATGCCGGCGATGTCGACCGCGTTGCGGATGCGGTCCGAGGAGCTCTGATGGGCGCGGTCGTTTCCTGCCCAATCCTCGGTGAGATCGGCCGCGACCAGTGCCTCGACGAGCAGCGCAAGCCGAAAAGCCCCACGAACAGCACCCGGATGGCCCTCTGGCGCGCCTGCCGCGGCGGCTGCCCGCACTCCAAGCAGAAGGGAGATCGTGATGACTAGTATGTCCCCGCGCACCCATGCGGTGTCTGAGCCACCCCTCGCGGCGCGGATCGGAGAACTTGAAGAGCGCTTCAGCAGCCTGCTGCGCGATGGCGCGGGTATGTCGCGAGCAGACGTTGAGAGCGTCCGCGACACGCTCGCGCGGCTACGCCAGGACGCCGTCGGGCTGGAGGAGGGGCCCGAGCTCCTGGCCATCAATGCAGCCGCGGCGGCAGCGCTGGAGAAGGTCGAGGCGGCGGCGACGAGCCTCGCGGTGGCGCGGACAGCGCTCAGCGCGGCAATGCTGTCGCCGACTATCGAGGCCAACCATCAGGTCGCCTACTGGCTGAGCCGGACGACTGATGCTGTCGCGGACGCAATGCGCCTCGCCGGGACGGAGCGGGACAGATGAACACCCTCACTCCTTATCGAGACATCGATACCGACCAGATCGTCCCCGGTCGGATCGCGCTCATCGAGAAGCTTGCCGGCAAAGGCATGCCGGCCCGTGCCATCCGCGAGGCGACGGGCGAGCCGCTCACCGCAATCGAACTCGTCCTCGCTGCCCGGAGAAGGGCAGCGCGGCGCCGCACTTTAGCTTGGGTTGAGGGCGTGCCGCTGAGGATGGTGAGCCAGGAGCCGCTAGAGCGAGAAGACATCCGTCTCCAATACTGCATTCACGTGATCCGCCCGGTTCCGGCGGTCATCGAGGATGCGCAGGCGGAGGCGGAGTGCCGGAGGCTGCTCGCCACCATCGCGCGTCGCCACGGCCTCACATTCTCTGATCTGCAAGCCGTGCGACGGCATCGGCGCCTGACCGAGGCGCGCCATGAGGGCATGTATCAGGCGGCCGCGGAGACGCTGCTCTCCCTGCCGGCCATCGGCCGGCTCCTGCATCGCGATCACACCACCGTCATCCACGGCGTGCGGGCGCACGCCAAGCGCAACGGTCTGCCGCTGCCGCGCGGCATGCAGCCCGGAAAAAAGGAGTTCCGCCGATGAAAAAGCAGAGAACGAAGACGCGCGGCGCCAATCTGCCGGTGCCGCAGAGCCGCGACGAGGCGGCCGAGGCGGTGCGTATCGTCGGCGAGCTCAGCCGGCAGATCGCGCGCATCGAGGCCGACCTCAACGACCGGATCGCCGGCCTCAAGGAGACGGCCGAGCAGCAAGCGGCGCCGTTGCGTGAGCAAGTCACCGCAAAGACCGAAGGGCTGAAGGTCTGGGCCGAGGCGAACCGCACTGCCCTGACGGAGAACGGCAAGGTCAAGTTCGCCGATCTTGGCACCGGCAAAATCTCCTGGCGAATGAGACCGCCATCGGTGCGGCTCCGCCAAATCGATGCCGTGATCGAGACTGTGCAGAAACTCGGCTTTACGCACTTCCTGCGCACCAAGGTCGAGGTGAGCAAGGACGCGATGCTGGCAGACCCCGACAAGGCGCGCCTCGTCCCCGGCGTCACGCTCGGCTCCGGCGGCGAGGATTTCGTCGTCGAGCCCTTCGAGATTGAGCTTTCCTCAAGCTGAAGGGCGAGACAATCATGTGGACCGAAGAACGCACCGACCTTCTGAAGCGGCTCTGGCAAGACGGCCTCAGCGCCGGCCAGATCGCGGGCGAACTCGGCGACGTTACCCGCGACGCCGTAATCGGCAAGATCCATCGCCTCGGCCTCTCGGGACGGGGTCAACCGCTATCGACGATCCAGCGGTGGCGAAAAAAACAAAAGCGGCCGGCGGAAGGGTTCCAGGCGTCATCTGCCGCGGCGGCCACCGCCGAGCCTTCGGCGATGCCACCCAAGCTGGCTTCAGTGGCCCCAGCGGCACCGAAGCGTCTCGCCCTAGAGGCGCTTTCGGAACGCACCTGCAAATGGCCGATCGGCGCTCCTGGCAAGTCCGGCTTTTGCTTCTGCGGCTGCGATGCGGAGGCGGGCATCCCGTACTGCGCCTACCATGCGACCGTCGCCTATGTCGGGAGGACGGCATGATCCTCACCTGTTACTCCTGCCCGCGCCAGCTCGCCTTTAAAGGCAAAGGCGAGGTCGCCCGCCGCAGGCATGCCAGCCTCTTCGGATGGCTTGAGCGCGCCGGCCGCTTCCTTTGTGGGGAATGCGGAGGAAGAGCGGCATGAACGAGCATGCCGCCACTGCGCGCCTCCTCGCTGCTGTGCCGTTCCAGAGCGGCCTCGGCCGACGCGTCGTCGCGGCCGACGATGAAGGCCAGCTGCATCTCATTTCGCTGCGGACCGGTGAGGACGAAGGCGAGCCGGAGATGTCCTTCACGCGCGACGGCGCCCAGGCGCTCGCGGCGGCAGTGCTGGCCGGGAACGCGCACGCCATGACGGCACCGCACACGCTCCGCGTCTTGGCAGCCGCGCTGCTGGCCCGAGAAGCCGGTGAAAGGAGGGCGGGATGAACATCGTCGCCAGTCAGAAGACCGGAGGGATGCGCCATGGATGCTGATCTCCGGTTGAAGATGCTCGCCGCCGAGAATGACGAGCTGCGAGAGCGCATCGCGCTGCTGAAGCAGGCACTCGCGGAAGATGCGTGGCATCCGCCGGCCGAATGGGGCCTCACGGCGGCCGAGACTCAGGTTATGCAGGCGCTGCTCTCCCGCAAGATCGCCACGCGGGGCGCGATCCTCGCCAGCCTTTACCATGCTCATGGGCGCGACGAACCCGAGCCGAATATTATCCGTGTCTATCTCTGCAAGATGCGGAGAAAGCTGGACCCTTACGGAGTGCGGATCAAAACGATCCGTGGCGTCGGCTATGCCCTTCCAATCGCCCAGAAACGGGTCATCCGAGCAGGCGCCGTAGATATCGGGAGCGCCGTATGAACGTCCTTGCCGCGATCCATGTCGCCAAGCGCGATCTCGGCCTCGACGACGGTGCCTATCGCGCCGTGCTCGCCCGCGTCACCGGCAAGAGCTCGGCCGGCGCCATGAGCGAGAGCGAGCGCCGGATGGTGCTCGCCGAGCTTCGCCGCCTCGGCTTTAAAGGCTCTTCGAAGCGCGGCCGAAAGGCCCCTTCGGGCCCGTATGCGAAGAAGGCGCAGGCGCTTTGGATCGCGCTCTGGAATCTCGGCGCCGTCGCCGACAAGCGCGACCAGGCGCTGCTTGCCTTCGTCAAGCGCCAAACGGGGATCGAGCGTACCGAATGGGTGCTCGACGCCGGCCACGGCCGCGCCGTCGTGGAGGCGCTCAAGGCCTGGTGCGAGCGCGAGGGCGTCGACTGGTCGGTCGGCCAGTCGACGGAGGACCACAAGCGGCGCTACGGCTACAAGATCGCGCTGGCGCAGTGGCGCAAGCTCCATCCCAGCGCGCCCATGCCCGATTTCTGGCGGGACATCGGTGAGATGCTCGGCCGCACGCTCGTCGCCGAAAAGCCCTCCGACGAGGAGTGGATCAGGGCGATGAACGCGCTCGGCGAGGAGATCCGCGAGGGCGGCGGGTGATGCTAGCGCACCCGGACAAAACGTATCGTCGGCGTGTGGGCAATCTGTGCCTTGATCACGTCCGGGTCTTTGCCGGAGTAGAGGACAATCGTTTCGTCGCTGACAGTGACGATCGCGCTCGTCCCCATGACCGTAATCGACTCGATCGTGCCCTGCACTTTCTCAGAGTAGGCCGCTGCTGTGATCGTCCGTTCGGAAGCGTCGAAAAGGATTGCACCCGCGAAGCCGTGGGTAGGATCATCCGCCTGCCAGCTGCCATTGAAGCGCTGAAGAGCATCGTCGACGGTGAACCCGCAAAGGAGCGGCACAAGGGCCAAGACGGCGAGAACCTTCGAGAGCATCGTGCCACCTCCAATCGTCTTGAGGCCGCCAGCATAGGCGCTGGCGAAGCGGGGAGAAAGGCGGCGTGATGCCCTCTGCCTCCCGCGTCGTCGCGCATCGTCGGATCGAGCCGGCGGGTTCGCTCGACTTCTTTCCGACGCCGCCCTGGGCGGCGCGGGCGCTCTTCGTCCATGTTCTCGGCACGCGCGGCTTTCGCGACCTCACCGTCGAGGAGCCGGCCTGCGGCGAGGGCCATATGGCTTACGCGCTCGCCGACTATTTCGGGACGGTGCGGGCAAGCGACATTTTTCCATACGGCTTTGGAGAGGTGCGGGACTTCCTCGACGCAGAGGCCTGGTCGGAGATACCTGAGCCCGACTGGATCATCACCAATCCGCCCTTTGCCGAAAAGAGCCTCGCCTTCATGAGCCGGGCTCTCGCCCGCGCCCGGCAGGGCGTCGCCGTCTTCGTGCGCACCACGCAGACCGAGGGCCTCACCCGTTACCGCCAGGTCTACCGCCGTAGTCGGCCAGCAATCGTCGCGCAGTTCGTGGAGCGCGTGCCGCTCCATCGCGGTCGCTGGGTGCCGGACGGGGACACGCTCACCGCCTATTGCTGGATCGTCTGGCGGCTCGGTCAGCCGGCACGCCGCACAGACTATGTCTGGATCCCGCCCGGCTGCCGGGAGAGCCTCACCTTCCAGCGCGATCTCGACGACCTGCCCTGGTCGCTCCCCGACGAGGGAGACGCTGAATGAAGCGGCGCGCGGTCCTCCTCCAAGTCAGCGACCATGCGGTGCTGTGCTACCTGGAGCGCCAGCACGGGCTCGATGTGGCGGCGGTGCGCAGCCACCTCGCCGGCATGGCGCAGGGTGCGGCCGAGCTCGGCGCGATCGCCATCCAGATCGAGAAGGTGAAGCTCGTCATCCGGTCGAACGGTTCGGGGCAGGCGACGGTCGTCACGGCTCTCTCCAGAACCGGCCGGGTGAGCCATATCGGAGGCGAGGGATGAGGGAGACGCTCTCCGACGAGCTCCTGGAGCTTCTCGGCCGGGAACGCTTCATCGCCTTCGTGGAGGCGTTCGGGGGCCTTCGCCGCTTCATCCCCGCCACAAAGCGGGACGAGGAGATCGACGCGGCGATCGGCGTCGAGGCGTCGGCCAGGCTCCACGAGACCTATCGGGGCTGCTACATCCGCGTGCCGCTTGCGCGAGAGCTACGCGCCCGTCACTATCGCAACCTCGGCATGCGCGACCAGGCGATCGCTCGGCGGCTCGGCATTACCGAGAGCGGGGTGGAAAAGCTCTTCCGCCGCGCGGGCCATCCGCGCCGGCCGAGACGCCAGGCAAGCGATTCTCGCCAGCACAATCTGTTCGACTGATCTCCCCCGCCGCCGGCGGTCGCCCGCCTGGGCGGACTGACGATCACCCTCCCTGGGGGACTAGCGTCGAGCCTCAAACCAGAGGCTCGACGTGCGCCCAATCAACGAAATCATCGTCCATTGCACCGCAACGCCTGAAGGCCGGCGGGTGACGGTCAAGGAGATCGACGCCTGGCACCGCGCCCGCGGCTGGTCGGGCATCGGCTATCACCGCGTCGTCCATCTCGACGGCAAGGTCGAGGACGGGCGGCCGATCGCCAAGATCGGCGCCCATGTCGCCGGTCACAACACCGGCACGATCGGCCTCGTCTATGTCGGCGGCGTGGAAACGGACGGCAAGACGGCGACAGACACGCGCACGCCGGCCCAGAGGGAGGCGCTCGTCAGCGAGTTGCAGCGTCTCGTGGCGCTCTTCAAGATCAGGAAAATCTCCGGCCACCGCGATTACGCCGCAAAGGCCTGCCCGTCTTTCGACGCCACGGCGGAATACGCACATCTCACCTCGGGCGCGGACTTCGTGCCGGTGCAAGACGCGATCCTGGAGCGCGGCGACAGCGGTCCGGCCGTCGCAGCCTGGCGCAAGGACCTCGCCGCCTGGCGCGAGCTCATCGACTACCAGTGGGGCATGCCTCGGGGCGACGCCTACGACCACACCGTCGAGCTTGCGACCATCCATTTCCAGACGACGCGCGGCATCCTGGCGGACGGCAAGGTCGGCCCGCAGACGCGCGAGGAGATGGATCTCGCCCTGGCCGGCGAGGCGCCTTTCCAGGCCATCCCCGAAAACGACCCCGACGTCGATGTTGCGGGCGCCGTCGCCAAGCTGCGCGGTGCGCTCGCCGATCTCGGCGATGTTTCACCCTGAACGGAGGCAATCACCATGGTTTCCGAACTGCGATCCTTCTTCTCTCGCCATGGGCTCTTCTTCGCTGTCGCCGTGGCGCTGACGGCCGCGGCGATCTTCTCGCCCTTCTATGCGGTTCATGCGGCGGACGGCGGCGTGACCACGATCGCCACGGCCGCTGGCACGTCGGTGGACTTCGGGCCGCTCGCCAGCGTGACGATCGAGTACCTTGCGCCGATCGTCGTCACGGTGCTGGGAACGCTCGCTACCTGGGTGCTCGGCCGGATCGGCACGCGCACCGGCCTGGCGATCGACGCGGGCCATCGCGAGGCGATCGAACAGGCGCTCGGCCGAGCGGTCGGCTATGCGGCGACGCAGCTTGAGAACAGGGCGGCCGGCGGCATCCCGATCAACCTCAAGAGCCGGGCTCTGACGACCGCGACGAACTACGCCCTGGCGGCGGTCCCCGACGCTCTCAAGCATTTCGGCATCACGGCGGCTCGCCTCTCGGAGATGGTCGAAGCGCGGCTCTCCGGCATGCTGGTCGATCCGGAAAATCCGCCCCAGACTCTCGCGGCCCGCATCACCTGAGGCCGTTGATGGAAATCCTCGCGCCCCTGCTCTCCGGCGCCGGCAAGTGGTTCGCCATTGCCGGCGTCGTTGCGCTGATCCTCGCCGTCCTCGTCTGGAGCGTGCGCGACGCAGCAAGGAGCCGCCAGCGCGAGAAGGAGCTGCAGGCGCGGCTCGACGCGGTCGAGACGAGCCGGCGCATCGAGGACGAGGTCGCGGCCGAAGATCCCGACGCAAAGCGAAAGGAGCTGTCGGAATGGTCCGTTCTGAGCGGCGCTCTCCTCATCGCGGTCCCGCTCATCCTCGGCGCCTGCCAGAGCGGCGGGAGCTTCTGCGACGTTGCCCGCCCGATCCGCCCGACTGCCGTCGTCATCGCTGAGATGAGCGACGGGGAGGTCGACGCCGCGCTCGCGCATAATCGCAAGGGCGCCACGCTTTGCGGCTGGAAGGCCCGGCCCTAGCCGATCGAGGAGGCCATGGAAATCGTACGCCTGTGGGCGCCCATCGCGATCGCGGCAGCGGTCTTTCTCTGGAACATCGTTCAGTACCGGGCCGGCGCGAGAAAGGCCGAACTCGATGAGCTTCGCGAGGATCTGAAGGAACTCGACGGAAAGTTCGAAGAGGAGAAGAAGGCAGGCAACGACTCCCGCTCAGCCGTCGCCACCAGGCTGACGGCGATCGAGGGCGAGTTCAAGCACATGCCGGATGCGGCCAGCGCCAACCGGACGGAGATGGCGCTCGTGGAGGTCAGGGGGCAGCTGGCGGTCCTCAATGAGCGCCTGCAGCCGGTGGCCGCCATCTCCGAACGCCTGCAGGAATTCCTCCTGGAAGAGGCCAAGGAAAAGCGGGGCCGCACATGAGCATGGACCGGATCATGCGCCAGGAGGCCCGGCTCATCATGCTGCGCTTCCTCGCCGAGCAATCGAACGGCACGCTCGGCAGCTCGATGCTGCAGCAGCTCCTCGACGACATGTTCGGCATCAGCCGCACCCGCGAATGGGTGCACCAGGAGCTGCGCTATCTCGCCGATATCGGCGCCGTGCGCCTGACGCCCGCCGCCTCGGTCATCATCGCCGAGATCACGCGCCAGGGGATCGACCATGTCGAGCGGCGCGCGGTCCTGGAGGGCGTGAAGCGGCCGTCGCCGTCGGAGGGCTGAGCCATGTCCGGCAGGGGGCGCCTGTCCTCGATCGACCTTCTCCCGGAAGAAGCGGAGCCCGACATCGCCTGGGCGATGGAGCAGCTGCGCGAGCGCTCGATGCTCCAGAGCGCGATCCTGGAGGAGTTCAACGCGCGGCTTGCCGACCGGGGCATCGGGCCGATCTCCAAATCCGCCTTCAACCGCCATTCGATCAGGCTTGCGAGGACCGCGCGGCGTTTGGAGGAGACGCGCGCGATCGCCAAGGTGCTCAACGAACGCATGCCGGAGGCGACGGACGACCTCACCATCATGGTCGCGGAGACCATCAAGACGCTGATCTTCGAACTCCTCGAGGACGGCGGGAAGCTGACGCCGCGGAACGCCATGGAGATGGCGCGCGCCATGAAGGATGTCGCGTTGGCACAGGGGCTCTCGACCCAGCGGCGCCGTGTCCTGGAGAAGGAGTTCGCGGACAAGGCGGGCGAGGCGATCGACGCGGCCGGCAAGGCTGCGGGGCTTTCGGCCGAGCGCATCTCGCAGCTCCGGCGCGAGTTCCTCGGAGTGCCCGGATGAGCGAGGATCTCGCCACCGCTCCCGTCCTCACCCGCGATCCCGAGGCGCTTCCCGCCGCTCTGCCGCGTGGCAGCGAGATCCCGCCCGACCAGGATCCGCTCGCCGACGGCATCCTGATGCAGCACCAGGTGGACTGGCTCGCCGACGCCTCGCCGCTAAAGGCGTGTGAGAAAGGGCGACGCACCGGCATCACCTATGCGGAGGCGCTCGACGACACGCTGGCGGCCGCGGCCGAGCGGGGGGCGGGCGGCGACAACGTCTTCTATATCGGCGACACGAAGGACAAGGGCCGCGAGTTCATCGGCTACGTCGCCCACTTCGCCCGCGTCGTCGCAGGCGAGCTCGCCGGGATCGAGGAGTTCCTCTTCGAGGACGAGCAGCCCGACGGTTCGACAAAGCACATCTCCGCCTACCGGGTGCGCTTCGCCTCCGGCTTCCGCGTCGAGGCGCTATCCTCCAACCCGGCCAACATCCGCGGGCTGCAGGGCATCGTCGTTATCGACGAGGCCGCCTACCATCGTGACGTTCGCCAAGTGATCGACGCCGTCAACGCCCTCCTTATCTGGGGCGGCAAGGTGCGGGTGATCTCCACGCACAACGGCGTGCTCAACGCCTTCAACGAACTGCTGACCGAGGCGCGTGCCGGCAAGAACAACTTCAGCGTCCACCACATCCCGTTTCAGGCAGCGGTCGAAAACGGCCTCTACGAGCGCGTCTGTCTGGTGCGGGGCATCGAGCCAACCGAGGAAGGCGCGCGCGAATGGGAGGCGACGATCCGCGGCGCCTACGGTACGCGCACCGCTGCGATGCGGCAGGAGCTCGATGCCATCCCCGCCGATGCGGAGGGCGCGGCCCTGACGCGCGTGATGATCGAGCGCTGCAAGGACGCCTCAGCGAAGGTCGTTCGCTGGCAGCTGGGCGACGACGTCAAAGCCCTTTCGAAGGAGGTTCGAGAGGCGGTCCAGCGGGACTTCTGCGAGCGCGAACTGAAGCCGGTGCTCGACACCCTCGACTGGAGGCGCGGCCATGTCTTCGGCGAGGACTTTGCCCGTTCCGGCGACGTCTCATCCTTGAGGGTCTACGAGATGGGCGTCGACCTCGTGAGGCGGCTGCGTCTCGTCCTGGAGATGCGCAACATCCCCTTCGACCAGCAGCGCGACGCGCTCTTCTATGTCGTCGACCGGTTGCCGCGCCTTCTGGGCGGAGCTCTCGATGCGACCGGCAACGGTGCCTATCTCGCCGAGGCGGCGGCGCTCAAATACGGCGAGAGCGTTGCGGAGGTGAAGCTGTCTGCGGCCTGGTACCAGGCAAACGGCGCTGCCTATGTGGAGGCCTTCGCCGACCAGACGGTGACGGTGGCGGCCGACGAGGACGACATCCGCGATCATCAGGCGCTGCAGTATGTGAACGGCGTCATCCGCGTGCCGGCTGACCATCGCAACAAGGGCGAGGACGGCCAGGACCGGCACGGCGACAACGCGATCGCCGGCATGCTCGCCTGGTTTGCCTCGCGCCAGGACCCCGTCTCTTACGGCTACGAGGCTGCGAGGGCGGGCACGGCACGTCGCGGCGCTGGCCGCGACGAGGCACGCGAACGCACCATCGATCCCGAATTGCGCGGAGGGCTGAACTAGTGGCGGGGATCCTCGACCAGTACGGAAGGCCCATCAAGAAGAGCTCGCTCGGCAAGCCCGTCGCGGGTCCGACGCTCGCGGGCGTCCGGCCGGTGATCTCCGGCCATCCGGCGGAAGGGCTCACCCCGCGGCGCCTTTCGCATATCCACCGCGCAGCGGCCGAAGGCGATCCGCTCGCCTATTTCGAGCTTGCCGAGGACATCGAGGAGCGGGACCTCCACTATCTTGGAGTTCTCTCCACCCGCAAGCGCCAGGTCGCGCAGCTGCCGATCACGGTGACGCCCGCTTCCGACGATGCAGAGCACAAGAAGCATGCGGAGCTCGTCCAATCGTGGATCGACGACGAGATCCTGCAAGCCGCGCTCTTCGACATGCTCGACGCGATCGGCAAGGGCTTCTCGGTCATGGAGATCGACTGGCGCTACCACATGGGCCATCTGTGCCCGCGGGAGCTGATCTACCGCCCGCAGCGCTGGTTCATGTTCGACCGGAACGACGGCGAGACGGTGCTCCTTCGAGAAGGCGTCGCCGGCGAGGAACTCGCCCCGCATCTCTTCGTCACGCACCGGCACAAGTCGAAGTCCGGCCTCACGTTGCGCTCGGGCCTTGCCCGCGTCGCTTCATGGGCGTGGATGTACAAGGCTTTCACGCTGAAGGACTGGGCGATCTTCTGCCAGAACTTCGGCATGCCGATCCGCATCGGTCGCTATGGGCCGAACGCCAGCGAGGAGGAGAAGGACGTTCTCTGGCGTGCCGTCTCCAATATCGCCGGCGACTGCGCCGCGATCGTGCCGAAGGACATGCTGCTCGAATTCGTCGAGGTCGACGCCAAGACCACCTCCAGCGAGCTCTACGAGAAGCGCGCCGACTGGATGGACCGGCAGGTCTCCAAGGCCGTGCTCGGCCAGACGACGACGACCGACGCCATCTCCGGGGGCCATGCCGTCAGCCAGGAGCACCGGCTCGTCCAGGAGGACATCGAGCGGTCCGATGCCAGCGTCGTTTCAGCGACGGTCAACAAGCAAATCGTGCCCAACCTGGTCGCCTTCAATTTCGGGCCGCAGGACCGCTATCCGAAGGTGCGCATCGGCCGGCCCGACGAGGTGCCGCTCGGCGAGTTCTCCGAAGCGTTCTCCAAGCTCGGGCCGCTCGGCGTGACGGCGCCGGCGAGCTACATGCGCGCGAGGCTCGGCATCCCGGAGCCTAAGGATGACGACGAACTCGTCGGCGGACGCGCAGCGGCCCCGCTCCTGGAGGGAGCGGAGACGACGGCCAAGCATGCGGCGTCCTTCCGGCGCTTCGTGCGGGCGAGGATGTCGCGCGAGGAGGAAGACGGCCTCGTCGAGCGGATGGCCCGGCGCCTGGAGGAAGACGCGGCCGGCGCGCTCGCGGGCCTTGCCGAAGAGATCCGGGCGGAGCTCGAAGCGGCGAGCGATCTCCGCGACGCGGCAGAAAGGCTCGCGCGCTTGCAGCTCTCGCCGGAGGAGCTCGCCGATGCGACGGGGCGCGGCATGGCGCTTGCCCATCTGGCGGGCCAGGCGGCGCTGATCGACGATCTGGATCGGCGCCGATGATCCGCGAAGGCGAAATCGGCATAGCGGCCCTCTGGCGCGTTTGGCGGGGCCGGGCCGCCACCGTCCATGCGAAAAACGGGATTCGCGCCCCCAACCCCCTTTGAAACCCCTTTAACGGGCGAGTTTGATCGATGCCGACGACTGCAGAAGCGCTCGATCTGCCATTCGAAGAGGCGATCTCTTTCTTCCGGCAGAAGGCGAATGTGCCGACCCGGCGCTGGAGCGATGTCTACGCGGCGGCCCATTCGCACAGTTTCATGGTGGCGGGCGCGGCCTCGGACGCACTCCTTTCCGACTTCCGGGCTGAGATCGACAAGGCACTGGAACAGGGCACGACGCTCGCGGACTTCCGCAAGGCCTTCGACGGGATCGTCGGCAAGCACGGATGGAGCTACACGGGCGGGCGCAACTGGCGCACCCGCGTTATCGTCGAGACGAACCTGCGCACCGCCTTTGCGGCAGGGCGCTACGCCCAGCAGACGTTGCCGGAGACGCTCGCCGCTTTTCCGTTCTGGCAATACCACCATTCCGGCTCGCTGCACCCGCGCGAGCAGCACCTTGCCTGGGACGGCCTCGTGCTAAGGGCGGACGATCCCTTCTGGACGACCAACTATCCGCCGAACGGCTGGCGATGCGGCTGCTTCACCACACCCGTGAGCGAGGCAGGCCTCAGGCGCCAGGGCAAGGCTGGCCCCGATCCGAGCCCGCAGCTCTCCTTCGAGACGAAGGTCGTCGGCGGGGTGCCACGCCAGGTTCCGAACGGCGTCGATCCCGGCTTTGAGTACAATCCCGGCCAGAGCTGGCTTTCCGGCGGGCGTCCGTTCGAGCCGGTCGCGGAGCCCGAAAGGGTCGCCCACTTCGCAAGGCGGGCGCTGGCGGGCGAACTGCCGGTCGGCGCGACAGTGCCGGTTGCCGAAGTCCCGGCCGGAGTCCTTGCCGACCTCGGGCTTGGCGAAGGCATGCGGGCGCGGCTCTCCGTCGATACGATCCGCTCTCATGCGCACCGCGCCGAAATCACGGCCCTCGACTACCAGGCGGCGGCAAGGCGGGCGCTTGCCGCCGGCGAAATATTCGAAGGCCCGCGTGGGCGGCTGTCCGGGATCGTGGAGATAAGCGGGCGCGACCACATCCTCGGCCTCAAGGCCACTCGGCTCGGGGAGTTCCTGGTGACGACGCTGCACCGCGGCCGGGCTGGGCAGCTCAAGCGGATTCGCGGATGGAGGCGGCTGGGGAGGTGACGCGCGCCGCGGGGCCCGAAGTAAACCCCGACACTGGCGATCGGAATATGGCTCGGCGCGCAGAACTTATGTAGGCTCTCGGTCCAGAAAGGGCAAGATTCGTGGCCGGCGCCTCAATCTCCATCACCGCAGAAATTCGAAGCGAGCGCGTAGAGCGCGCCTTCACGCGGCTCGTCGGCGTCATGGACAACACGACGCCGGTGATGGCGGCGATCGGCACCGGCCTCGTCGGATCGACGCATCGCCGCTTCGTCTCCCAGACCGCGCCTGGCGGCGAGGCTTGGGCGCCACTCCTGCCCGATTACGCAGCGGTCAAGCGCGGCAGCCGGATCCTGACCGCGAGCGGCCGGCTGCGCGATTCCATCAACTCGCGGCCGAGCCGCGACGAGGTCAGGGTCGGCACGAACACGATCTACGCGGCGGTTCACCAGTTCGGCGGCACGATCAAGCCGAAGAAGGCGTCGCACCTCGTCTTCCGGCTCGCCTCTGGTCTTGTCCTGGCGAAGTCGGTTACGATCCCGGCACGCCCCTTCCTCGGCATCGACGGGGAGGATGAGGAGATGATCGCCGACACTGTCTTCGGCTTCCTGGAACGCCACCTTCCGAACCGCCCGTAGATCCCGGCAATCGCCCGCCTCGGCGGACTGATGCACCGCCCGCCTCGCTTGCGATGGTCGGGCCGATGGACAAGGCCCTCAACTCGCTTGCGCATGCCCTGCCTGCCGCCGAAGGCGTGCCGGAATGGCTGCATCTCCTTCCGGCGGGCAGCTTTGCCGGCGAGGACGGGCGCGGCCCTTATGTCGTGAAGGACATGCAGGCGGTGATCGAGGCCTCGATCGCAGGCGGCCGAAAGCTGCCGATCGACGAGAACCATGCGATCGACCATGTCGGCGCGAAGGGCGGCGCCTCGCCGGCCCGCGGCTGGGTCGTCGAGCTGCAGGCCCGCGAAGACGGCATCTGGGGCCGGGTCGAATGGACGCCGACCGGCAAGACGCTGATGGAGGAGCGCGCTTACGGCTTCCTCTCCCCCGTCTTCCTGCACACGAAATCCAAGCCGCACCGGGTCGACAAGCTCCTGCGCGTCGCGCTGACGAACGACCCGAACCTGGCTTCCCTGAAGTCGCTTCACACCCACGAGGAAACCGACATGGAAAAGGAGCTCCGGGAGGCGCTCGGCCTTCCCGAAGACGCGGACAAGGACGCGATCCTTAAGGCCGCCACGGCCGCGCATGCGGCATCGACCAGCCACACCGCGCTCATGGCGCGTCTTTCGGAGATCTCCGGCGCCGCAAAGGACGCCAGCGAGAACGATCTCGTCATCGCCCTGCAGGCGAGGGTGTCCTCCTCGGCCTCCGGCGAAGACGAAAGCGAGGTCAAGGAGCTGCGCGAGCAGGTGAAGAGCCTCAACACGCAGCTCACCCAGGTCACGGCGGCCACCGCCCGCAAGGATGCCGAGGCGGCGATCGACGGCGCCATCGAGGCGGGCAAGCTCGTCCCGGCGCTGCGCGACCACATGATTGCCCGGCACATGAAGGAGCCGGGGGAGGTCGAGACCGAGCTGAAGGCGATGCCCGCCCTCAATGCTCGCTCGCTGCGCGACTACAAGCCCTCCGGCGAGGGCGACGGGTCCACCCTCTCGCCCGACGACGAGGCCGTCTGCTCGCTAATGGGCCTCGATCCCAAGGCCTTCGCCGAGACCTCCAAGAAGCTTGAAAGGAGCGCTGTCTGATGGCCGCGACGAAGGACCTCGAACGCCCGTCCCGCACGGGCGATTCCTACGGCTACCCGGCTGGCGCCAACATCCGTCACTTCGGGCGGACGATCGTCGCCGTCACCGCGACCCTGGAGACGGTGCTGCCGGACGACGAAGACGCCGTCGCCGTGGTCGGTCTCGCCGAGGAGCGGATCGACAACCGGGACGGTGCGGCCGGCGACCAGATCGTGCGCGCGCTCCGCGGCGTCTTCCTGTTCCCGGTCACGGACGCCGGCGCCGACGACATCGGCAAGACGGTCTACGCGGCCGACGACGAGACGCTCCAGCTCACGAACGCTGGCGGAGAACTCGCCGCCGGCACCATCGACGGCATCGACGCGGACGGCGTCTGGGTGCGCTTCTAAGGGGATCCGCAAAATGGATATCAACGCCTCGACGCTCCGCAGCATCTATACGGGCCTCTCGACGGCCTTCAACGAGCGTCTGGCATCGACCACGACGTTCTATGGCCAGGTCGCCATGACGGTAAACTCGGTCACCGCCATGAACGAGTATCCGCGCATGGACGACATGCCGGGCATCCGGGAATGGATCGGCGACCGCGTCGTCCACGACCTCTCGGCGCAGACCTACCAGATCCGCAATCGCGAGTTCGAAGGCACGGTCGGCATCAAGCGCTCGCAGATCGAGGACGACCAGATCGGCCTCTTCACGCCGGTGGCTGCGCAGCTCGGCCAGTCCGCAGCGCAGTTCCCCGATCAGCTCGTCTTTCCGCTGCTGAAGGCCGGCGCCACGACGAAGTGCTACGACGGCCAGAACTTCTTCGACACGGACCATCCGGGCTTCGACGAGAACGGCGGCGTCACCTCGGTCTCCAACTATCAGGCGGGCGGCAACGCGGCCTGGTATCTCGTCGACGACACCCAGGTGATGAAGCCGATGGTCTTCCAGTCGCGCAAGCTCTTCCAGCTCGTGCAGATGGACAAGGAGACCGACGAGAACGTCTTCTATCGGGGCAAGTTCGTCTGGGGCGTCGACGGCCGCTGCAATGCCGGCTTCGGCCTCTGGCAGCTCGCCTTCATGTCGAAGGCCGAACTCACCTCCGAGAACTATGCCGCTGCCCGCGCCGCGATGGGATCGATCCGCCGCCGCGATGGGTCCGTCATCGCGATCCGCCCGACCAAGCTGATCGTCCCGCCGAGCCTCGAAACCAAGGCGCGGCAGGTGGTCGAGGCGGCCCTCATCAACGGCGGCGACACGAACATCTGGGCGAAGACCGCCGAGGTGGTCGTCATCCCGCACCTCGCCTGACCGGCGGCCTGAGGAGGGCTGGCGACTTCGGCCGCCAGCCCGTTCCGGACAACATCGCAAGGACGCGAGATGGGCAAGATCGAAGTCTTCTGCAGGACGCCGGGCTTCCGGCGCCTGGGCCGGGAACATCCGGCCAGGAAAGTCTACGAGGCCGATCACTTCACCGAGGAAGAGCTCGTCATCCTCCGGGCCGATCCGGAATTCGAGGTGCGGATGGTCGACGGGGCCGATGCGGCAGCCACGGAGGCGCGCAACGCGGCCGCCGCCGGAGATCCCGGCGGCACCGCAGCAGCGCTTGCAGTTGCACCCGGCGCCGACGCGGCGGACCAGGTGAGCGACAACGGTGCGGGCCCGAGCGAGCCTCATCTCGATGGGACGCCCGGCAGTGGAACGGGCCCCGATGCCGGCCCGGCCCCGGCGGACACCGGCGAAGGCGGCACCACCTCACCCGAAACCGACCGTGTCGCGGCGATCCGCGGTGTGCTCGGCGAGATCGGCGACGACGAGAGGACGCGCGAAGGCCGGCCGAAGGTCGCCGTCCTGGAGAAGAAGCTCGGCTTCAAACCCTCCGTGGAGGAGATCGAGGCAGCCATGCAAGACGAGAAGGGACAAGCCGCAGGCTGAGGATTCCGCAGGGAGCGCCGCGAGGGGAAGGCTACGGCCCTTGCCCCGAAGCCCGTCGATGGGCTGGAGCCCGAAAGGGGCCATCGGGAACAGCGGCAAAAATACCGGGCCGGTCTGGTACTGCTCGCAAGGCACCCAGCACCCGTTGGGGGACCATCGAAGGTAGGAGCTCAGCTCGCCGGCCCGCACCATTTGAAGAGGAGCTACCGTGTACGCCAGTGTCGCCAACATGATCGAGCGCTTCGGCGAGCTGGAGATGATCCGGCTCTCCAAGCCCGATGATCGCACGGCCGAGACGGTGGACGAGGCGAAGATCGGTGTCGCCCTCGCGGACGGCGCCGCCCTCATCGACGACTATCTGCGCAAGCGCTACGTCGTGCCGGTCGCCCAGCCCCCCGAGAGCGTGGTTCGCGCGAACTGCGTTCTCGCCCGCTACGACCTGGCGCAGGGCGAACGCACCGAGCCGACCGAGCAGATGCGCCTTGCCCGCAAGGAAGTGATCGAGTGGCTGCAGGCGCTCGCCGGCGGTGCCGTCACCATCGATGCGCCGGCGGCCGGTGTCGGCAGCGGCGGCGCCGGCGGTGCACGCACGAGCGACCGCGGCCGTCCTTTCTCCGACGACAATCTGAGGGGTTGGTGATGGATCTCGCCGCAAGCCCGATCCGCACGATCGAGCCGCTTCTGGCGGCGCGGTTGCGCCTTGCCTTTCCGCAGAAGGACTTTTCGCTGGAGCGCATCCCTGCGGTGCTGACCGTGAAGGAGTTCGAACGGGTGCTGCGCCAGCCGCCCTTCCTCGGCCTCGCCTTCCTCGGCATCAAGCCCGACGCCAATTCCGGAAGGCAGCTGCAGGCGAAGATGCGCTGGCGCCTGATCCTGGTCGTCAAGGCGAGCCGGGACCTTTGCACGCGATTTTCCGGCGATGCCCATGAGATCGGCCTCGACGCCATGACGGATGTCGCCGTCGCGCTCCTGCAGGGCGCGGCGATCGAGGAGGTCGGCGATGTGAGCGTGACCTCGGTCGAGGCGGTCTACGCCGAAGGCTGGGGAGACGACGCGACCGTCGTCAACCAGGTGGACTTCGAGGTCGCCTTCTCATCGAGCCCCGCCGCCTTCCGTCTCGTCGCGGCGGACGATCTCGTCTCGATCGGGGCGACGTGGCTCATCGCCGATTCCGCCGATCCCGAAGAGGGGCCCGCAGCGCCCCAGGAAATCCAGCTTGGAGGCGAAGGTGCCTGAGGAGAAGAAGCTCGTCCCCGCCCGCGGCCGCTCCGTGCCGATGGAAGACGGAACGCCCTGGCCGACCGACGGCAAGGGCAGGCCGGCCCCGCGCGCGGTGCCCTCCACCAGCTACTACCGCCGTCGCCTGAGAGACGGCGACCTCGTCGACCCGAAAGCGAAGGCGACCCCTGCGAGCGAGCAGCCGGCGAACGAGCCGGAGGCCGTCGCCGAGACCGAGGTCGCTCCGCCGGCCGAGACCAAGAAGGGCGCCCGCGCCCGCAAGGAGAGCTAGATGTTCACGTTCGACGAGATCCCTTACGACTGGCTCGAGCCGGGCAACTATCTCGAAGTCACGCCGAACTACCGCAATGCGGGCATCTTCCCGTATCCGGTGCGCGCCCACATCGTCGGGCAGAAGCTCGCGACGGGCACGCTCGCGCCCGGCCAGGTGGTGGAGGTGGTGCGGCCCGAGCAGGCGATCGCGCTCTTCGGCGAAGGCTCGATCGGCGCGGAACAGGTCGCGGCGTTCCGCAAGATCAACAAGACGAGCCCGCTTTACGTCCAGGCGCTTGCGGACGCGGATGCCGCGGTCAAGGCGAGCGGTACCTTCGCCTTTGCGGGCGCGGTCTCTGCCGCGGTGGTGCTGCGCTTCCGCGTCGCCGGCAAGCAGGTTCGGTTCACGGCGGCCGCGACGGACACGCTCGCCCAGATGGCGACGAAGCTTGCCGCCGCGATCATGGCCGAGACCGGCCTGACGGTGACGGCCGCGGCGGCGGACGAGGTGGTGACGGTCACGTGTCGCCACGGCGGCGAGGTCGGCAACGATATCGATCTTCGCGTCGATGTCGCCGCGCAGCCCCTGCCTTCCGGGCTTACGGTGACGGTGACGCCCATGTCCGGCGGCAGCGGCAACCCGGATCTGCAGGACGCGCTCGACGTGATCGAGAATGACTGGTTTACCCATATCCAGCATCCGTGGAACGACGCGACCAACATGGCGGCCTTCGCCGTCGATCTCGCGCGGCGCTACCAGGCGATGTCCAAGCTCGACGCGCATGGCTTCGTCGGCAAGCGCGGCACCTTCGGCGAGCTCGGCACCTGGGGTGAGCTCACCAACTCGCCCTTCCTCACCTGCGCCGGCCTCAGCAAGCCGAAGTCGAGCTCCTGGATCCTGTCGGCGGTGTGCTGCGGCCTTGCCGCCGTCCACCTGACGAACGACCCGGCCCGGCAGCTGCGCTCTCTCGCGCTCAACGGCTTCGAAGGCCCCGACCCGGTCGACCAGTTCACCGAGACCGAGCAGGAGCTCCTCCTCAGGAAGGGCGTCGCGACCTTCGACCATCTGAGCGACGGCACCACCGTCGTCTCCCGCATGGTCACAACCTACAAGGAATCGAACCTCGGGGTTGCCGATCGCGCCTGGCTCGACATCATGGTGCCGGCGACGATGAGCCGGATCCGCTACGACTGGTCCGTCTACGTCTCGCTTCTCTACCCGCGGGCGAAGCTCCTCGACGACGAGGATTCGGCGGCCTTCGTCGGTCGCACGGACGAGAGCGACGAGGATGCCGGCAACTCGGTCGTCACGCCGCGGCGCATGCATGCCTCCTGGGCGGCCCGCTGCCGGCTCTACGGCAACAGGGCGTGGATCGAGAACGTCGAGCGGACCGTCAAGGAGAGCCAGTTCGCCCGTTCCGAGGACGACAAGAACCGCCTCGAAAGCCGCCAGCAGGTGGTGATCGTCGGCAATTTGATGGTGCTCGCCGGCAGCCTGGAATTCCAGGTCTGAGCGCGCCGGCAACCATCTGAGAGGAGAGAGACATGCAGACCCTCGGGCTCATCGACATCGTCTGGCGCGGCCGCAACATCCCGGTGAAGAGGGGCGCAAAGGTGACCGTCGGCGGGATCCAGAACGTCGTCGTCACCTACGGGCGCAAAACAGGGCGCGCCCAGGAATTCCGCGCCTCCGTGGTCAAGGCGACCTCCAACTTCGAGCGCGGCCAGCGCTGGGGCACTCTCTGGGATCCGGGCGAGGGAGAGCTGCAGGTCGTCTGCGACAGCGGCCAGACCTTCGTCTTCAACGACGCTTTCCTGACCGAACGCCCGGAGATTACCGGCGGCGAGGACGGCCAGTTCGAGCTCACCTGGGCCGCGTCCGCGCCGGAGGAAATCATCGGCTGACGCTCCGCGCCAACACCCTTTCGAAAACCTTTTGAAGGCAGGTTCCATGCCCGACACCAAAGCTGCAGGCCCGCGCGTTGCCGTCGATCTCGACGACGACGAAGAGACCATTGCCGAGACCCCGATCGACGAAGATGCGCCGGTCGTGCTCGCCAAGACGGACGATGAGGTCGTCGACGAGGATGCCGATCTCGATCCGCTCGACCGGCTACCCGCCCATGCCAGGCGCAACGTCGACGGATCGGTGACGCTGCCGCTTCTCTATCCAACCGAGTTGCGTACCAAGAAGGACGGCAGGATCCGGGAGAGGAAGTTCGGCGAACTCGTCTTCCACCGCCTCACCGGCGCCGACCAGCGCGCCATCGCGGCTGCGAGCGAGGAGATGCAGTCGATCGTCGCCTTCGCCCGCTCCACCCGCCTCAACCAGGCCGTGATGAACGCGCTCTGGGACAGGTTGGACGGGGCGGACATCGCGGCCGGCGGCCAGGTGATCAACAATTTTTTCGCGAGTGGCCGCAGGACTGGCAGGCGCAGCTCGGCGTCCTAGCCGAGGCGACCGGCTTCTCCGCCGACGAACTCGAAGGGTTCGACGCCGAGAGGCTCCTGTTCTGGTGGAACGCCGTGATGGCCGGCCGCGAGCTGATGAAGGACGCGGAGTGACATGTCCTCCCGATCGATGGCCCTCGATGTCCTGGTGCGGTTGCGGGACCGGCTCTCCGGACCGTTGCGCCGGCTCCGGAACAATCTTCGCTCGCTCGGCAACGCGGCGCGCCAGATCGGCTTCGTCGGCACGGCGATCGCCGCGATCTCCTTCCTCGGCCCGATCCAGGAAGCGGCCGCCTTCCAGCAGAAGCTCCTCGATATCGCCGGTACCGCGAATCTGACGGGGGAGGCCGCCTTCGACTTCGCCCGGCAGACGCAAGGCCAGTACGAGGAGCTGGCGGTCAAGATCGGGCAGAGCTCCGACACGATCGCCGATGGCGCCGGGCAGATGGTCGCCGCCGGCGGTCGCGCGGCCGAGATCGTCGACAAGGTGATCGGCACGGTCGGCAAGTCGGCGACGGCCGCCAATGCCGAGTTCTCCGACATGGCGGGCGTCGCCACCGCGCTCGTCAACACGCTCGACGTGCCCGAGGCCGGGCTGGAAGGCGCGCTTGCCGGCCTTGTGGTCGCCGGCAAGGAGGGCGCCTTCGAGCTGAAGGATATGGCGCGCTACTTCCCGCAGCTCACCGGCCAGATGAAGAAGTTCGGCATCGTCGGCCGGGAGGCCTCCGACCAGATCGCGAGCCTCCTGCAGATCGCCCGCAAGGGGACGAGCGATCCGGGCCAGGCGGCGAACAACCTGCAGAACTTCCTCTCGAAAGCGCTCGCACCCGTCACGCAGAAGAAGTTCGCGGATATGGGCGTCGACATCGAAGCGGTGATGAAGGACGCCGCAGCGAAGGGGATCAACCCGCTTGAGGCGATGATCCAGAAGATCGGCGTCCTAACCGGCGTCTCGGCCGATTCCATCGGCAAGTACATGGAGACGGCAAAGAAGCGCGGCCTTGAAGGCGGCGAGGCGCTCGACTTCGTGCGCCAGCAGCTGGAGGCGATCGGCGCGGCCGGCAAGCTCGGCGAGCTCTTCCAGGACCAGCAGGTCCTCGACTTCCTCATCCCGATGCTGGCGAACATCGAGGAGTACAAGCGCATCAAGGCCGAAGTCGCGGCAGCGACCGGCGGCATCATCGACGAAGATTTCAAGACGCAGATGCAGGGGATCAACCGGCAACTCGTCATCCTGCGCGAGATCGGCACGCAGGCGGTGCGCCGGGTCGGCATGGCCTTCGGGACCTGGCTTCCGGACGTCAACTCCGGCCTGATGATGGTGCTTTCCCTCGTCAACCGGCTGAACGATGCGACGGGCGGCTGGGTCGACCAGGCGCTCGTCGCAGCTGGCGGCGGGATCCTCCTGACCGGCGCGCTCGGGGCGCTCGGCCTGGCGCTTCCCGTCGTGGCCGCAGGGTTTTCCGCGCTCGCCTCGCTCGCGGCCGTGGCGCTGGGTCCGATCGGCCTCCTTCTCGGCGCCCTTGCCGCCGGCGCGATCTACATCTCCAAGAATTGGGATCGCTACGGACCCCGCATCATGCGCATGTGGGACCGCACGAAGCGGCGCTTCCAGGACTTCGCGCATGACGTGGTGAATCGCTACGGACCGGCCGTGCGCGACGGCGTCGGCCGCGCCTGGGAATGGGCGAGCTCGCGGGCGGGCGTCGCGATCGACCGGCTGAAGGCGGTGGGCGCCGGCGCGATGGATCGCGCCCGGATTGCCGTGGAAACCGTCGGTCGCTTCGCGCAGGGGTTCGGCAGGAACGTCGACCTCTCCGGCTTCCGAAAGGCGGCGGAAGAGCTCGCCACGACGTTCCGGACGCTTGGCGGCATCTTCGACGATCTGGACGCCTTGCTCGGCAAGACCGGTATCGACTGGAAAAAGCTCTTCGGCGAGGGCACCGAGGGGATCGGCTCCGTCCTCGGCAAGGAGTTCAGCCGGTTCGGTGAGGACCTCGCCGGGGTGGTCGCCTCGCTCAACGACTTCCTCGGCGTTGTCCGTAGCATCATCAGCATCCTCTCCGGGGACGAGCCCATTCCGTGGAGCAAGATGATCCCGGCGAGCGTCGTCGAGGCCTTCGAGAAGGTCGCGCAGGTTATCGAGAGGGTTAAGAGTGCGATCATCAGCCTCAAGGAGGCGGTCTCCGGCTTCTCCTTCTCCGGCGCGATGAAGAGCCTCAACGAGAGCCTCGGCGGCAACAATTTGCCCTCGCCGCCGGCGAACGAGAACAACCCGTCCGGGCGGATGCCGGGGGGCGTCGAGGGTCGGCGCCTGCGGCGCAAGCTCCGCCAGCGATCCTCACTCGAAGGCCGCAGCCAGGCCGCGGCCGTCATGCCCGCCCGCGCCGACGTCTCCGGCACGATCCGTATCGCCGTTGAAGGCCCCGGCAAGGTGGCGGGTGCCAGCTCGAGCAATCCGGGCGTCAGGCTCGCGCCCGATCGCGGCCGCGCGGTGGGGCGGGCATGATCCTCGACAGCGTCTCCGATCTTCTGCCCGGTCTCCTGCCGGGCGGCTATCGCGGCGTCGCCTTCGACGTGCCGGACACGCGCACGGAGGTCGGCCGGCGCATCGCCGAGCACCTCTTCCCCGGCCACGACATCGCCAAGTACGACGATCTCGGCCTTCTTCCGGAGGTCGTCTCGGTCGAAGGCGTCATCCTCGGCGACGACTACATCGCCAGGGCAAAGGCCCTCAGGAGCGCCTTCACGCGGCCGGGACCCGGTACGCTCATGCATCCCTGGCTCGGACCGATGCAGGTCATCGTCGACCGGCCTCCCGAGATCACTTTCTCCTCGCGCGAACTCCGCGTCGCCCGCTTCAGCGCCTTCTTCAAGCGCCTGCCCGGCGGCGCCCCGCTTTCGTCCTCCACTGCAGGCCTCGTCGCCGATGCAGCCGCTGTCCTCGCCACGGCCGCCCGGCGCCTCGTCCTGGCGCCGGCGGAACTGACGATCAGCCGGGTGCAGGCCTCGGCGGCAAAGAGATCGGCGCGGATCTTCGCCGACGCGGTGAGAGATGCGGCGGCGGCCATCCCGCGGGTGAGGGCGGGCGCCGGTACCGGGCGCATCGTGGCGACGGTGTCCTCCGCAAGAGCCGGCGCACCCGATGCGCTGGAGAGCCTGGTCTCCTCCACGGGAGAAGCCATGCTGGCGGCGGTTCCGGCGCTCACGGCGCCCGCGGTTGTGGTCGCGCCGGCCTACAGCGCACCGGAGACGAAGCCGGGTCTCACCGCGCTGCAGGGGCTGGAACTCGTCGTCGACATTGCTTCCCGCCTGACCGTGAGTTCTGCAGAGGCTCCGTCGGCCCCCGACCGGGCAATGCTCGCTGGCGCCGCGGCGCTCGTCCTCTCAGAGGCGGGCCCGATGCTGGGCCAGGCTGCGTTCCCGACCAGGCGCGAGGCGACGGCGAGCCGCAGCGCCATCGCCGGTGCGGCCGAGGCGCTGGAGGCGGCAAACGCGGAGCTTTCCGAGACGCTCTTTGCCAGTCATGCGAGCGCGGTAGGCCGCGCCATCTCCGACCTTCGCACCACGACGATCGCCGACATCAACGAGATCATCGGCCGTCTGCCGGAGGTGGTGGCGATCGTCACGGATCGGCGCGTCGACGCCTTCCAGCTCGCCAACCATCTCTTCGGCGACACACCGGCGGAGATCGAGCGCGGCTATGCCGACATCGTCGCGCGGAACCGACCGCGCCATCCGGCGGCGATCCCTGCAGGCCGTATCGAGGTAGCCCGCTGATGGCGTCGCGCGAGCTCCTGCCAGCTGCGACGCCGACGCGGCGCCTGACGCTGGAGATCGCCGGCGCCGGACGCTGCGAGGAATGGTCGGCTGCAGAGGTGGTGCGGGATCTGAAAGACTTCTCCGGCTCCTTCACCTTCATCCTCAGAGATGCGACCCGCTCGCTCGCCACCTTCGAATGGGCCTCGCCGCCGCCTGTCTTCCGCCTGCGGCCCGGCCCGGAGGTGCGGATCCTGATCGACGGCGAGCTCGTCCTTCACGGCTACATCGAAAAGGTCATCCCCGATATCGACGACGAACGCGCCGAGGTGACGATCTCCGGACGCGACAAGGCGGGCGATCTGATCGACTGCGCTGCCGCGCCGGACGGGCCCGGAGAATTCCGGCAGGTGAAGCTCGAAGAGGCGGCTCGGCGGGTCGCGGCGCCCTTCGGGCTCAAGGTGCGCTCGGAGATCGACACCGGCCATCCCTTCCCGCGCTATCCGCTGGACCTCGCCGAGACGGGCCTTGCCGCGATCGAGAAGGGCGCCAGGCAGAGGCACGCGCTGGTCACCTCCGACGGGACGGGCGGCGTCGTGATCACGCGCACGGGGGCAAGCCGGGCGCCGGCAGCCCTGACGCTGCCCGGCAACATGAAGGCGTCCCGCGCCGAGTACAGCCACGAGAACCGGCATTCCGACACCATCGTGCGGGGCCAGGCCGAGCGTGCCGGCGGACGTCGTGAGGGGCGCGCGGTACCGCTCGACGTCAACGGGGATCCGCATGCCGTCGATGAGCGCCAGGCGGGCGACGGCTCGGCGACCGAGCGCGAGCGCTACGGCACGGCGATTGTCGGTCGGGCCCAGGATCCGGAGATCACGCGCTATCGCCCGATCGTGCATCTGGCGAAGACACAGCCCGACGAGGTCTCCGCGACGGACGAGGCGGACTGGCGCATGCGGACCGCCAGGGCGGAGGCGGAGGATCTCCAGACCCGCGTTCACGACTTTCGGGCGAACGGCGCGCTCTGGAAGGTCAACCAGCTCGCCTTCGTCTCAGACCGCTACCAGGGGATCGAGCGCGACCTCCTCATCTCCCGCACCGTCTATCGCTACGACGAGAAGGGCGCCGAGACGGAGCTGACGCTGTCCTCGCCCGAGGCCTTCGACGCGCGGCCGATCGGCGGAAGGCGGACGAACAAGCGCTCGGGCGGCAAGGCGAGCCGCAGCGGCGGCGGGCTCGACGGAACGGCGGAGGCGCTCTGATGGACAGGGAAACGGCAGGCAAGCTGCGCGGCATGATCCGCCGCTGCACGCTGAAGAACGTCAAGGACGACGGCGAGATGCAGACCTGCTCGGTGGAGGTCGCCGCCGGCGTCTGGCGCGACGATGTCGAAGTGCTGCAGCCCTACGGCTTCGCCGCCCATGTGCCCGAGGACGGGGCACTCGGCATCGTGCTCGCCGTGGAAGGCGACGAGGGCAACATTGTCGTCCTGCCCGTCGCCAACCCGTCGAAGCGGATGGGCAAGCTCGCTGCCGGTGAGGTCGCCCTCTACAACGCCCATGGCGACAAGATGGCCCTGAAGCCCGGCGGCGATCTCGACATCCGCACCGGCGCGACGGTCAGCGTGAAGACGAAGAGCGCCGTCACCGTGGAGAGCAAGGGCAACGTCACGGTGAAAGCCGAGGGCGAGGGGCATCTTTCGTAATGCCGCTCATCGTCCGCCTCGGGGACAGCTCCACCCATGGCGGCAGGGTCGTCACCTCGGCGGCGAGATGGTCGGCCGAGGGCAAGAAGATCGCCCGCAAGGGCGACATGTTCGACTGCCCGATCCACGGCCTCAATCCGATCGTCGAAGGCTCTTCGAAATGGCTTTGCGAGGGGGCGGAGATCGCCCGCGAAGGCGATCACACGGCCTGCGGGGCGGCGCTCATTTCGGGGGCGGAGAGGTGGAGCTGTGACTGATGCGCCACTTGTCGCCCGCCCCGGCGGACTGAACCGATGGCCGCGCGCGCGATAGCGTCCCGCACAATGTTCTTCGACCTCGCCCTCGTCTACGACCGGCAGGCGCGCCGCTGCGACCTGGCGCTGAGCGACGACGGCGATCTCCTGGTCGATGAAACCCCGATCACGCCGATTCTCCTCTCCGTCGGGCTTGACCGGCGCGCCGATCCTGACGACGAGCTGCCGCAAGGCCGCACCCGCTTCCTGACGCCCGCCACCTTCTCCGAGCGCAGGGGCTCTGCCGGCGACGGTCTCGATGCGGCGGGCGAGCGGGCGGGCTCGCGCCTCTGGCTGCTCGACCGGGCGAAGGAAACCGAGACGACGCGGCTCCTCTTCGACGTCTGGCTCGGCGAGTGCCTGGAATGGGCCGAAGGTGAGACCGGAGTGCCGGCCGAGCGGGAGGTCGCCTGGGTGCGGCCGCAGACGCTCGCCTGGCGCGTCCTCGTCGAGGATGTCGCCGTCTCGCAGAAGCGGGAGCTCGGCTGATGCCGTGGCCGACGCGGAAGGCAAGCACGATCGCCGAGCGCATCGCGGCGACCCTTGAGGAGGCGATCTCAAAGCTCCGAGAAGATCTGAGCCCGCTTGCGATCTCCCGTGCGGTGCGCTCTGGGCGCGGCATGCTCGCGCAGCTCGGCCGCGCCGTGGCGTTGGAGCTGCGCGAGGTCCACGACCACATCAGCTGGTGGGGCCGCCAGTATTTCCCGGACACGGCTGAGGAGGAGTTTGTCTACCGCCACGCCGGCATCTGGGGGATCACGCCCCGGGGGGCGACCGCTGCGATCGGCACGGTGACGATCGAGGGCGCAGCCGGAACGGCGCTCCCCGCCGGCATCGAATTCGCCGGGTCCGATGGCACGGTCTACGTCTCCACCGAAGCTGGCGAGATCGCCCCCAACGGCGAGACGTCAGTGGCAGTAGCAGCCGTCGAGACCGGTACCTCAGGCAATCTCGAAGCCGGGATCCGGCTGGCCACCGTTCTACCCTTCCCCGCCATCACCCGCGTGACGGTCGGCGCAGAGGGCATCGCCGGCGGTGCGGCCGAGGAAACCTGGCAGGAACTCCGGCTGCGGCTCCTCGCCCATATCCGTCAGCGGCCGCATGGCGGGGCAGCCTTCGACTATCCGACCTGGCTTGAGAGCGAGTTCGACGTGCGGGCCGTCAATGTCGTGCCGGAATGGATTGGTCGTGGCTCCGTCGGTGTCGTCGTCGCGATCAAGGAAGGCACCTTCGGCCGGGCGCCCACGGTCGACGAGGTCGAGGCGATGCAGGTCTATCTCGGCCGCTTCGGCAAGCCCGAAGGTGTGCGGCCGGTGACCGCCCGCGTGGTGGTCGTCGCGGCCGATGTCGTGGAGTTGCCGGTGCGGCTCCGATTGCGGCCCGATACGGTCGCGGCACGCGCGGCGGTGGAGGAGGCATTCCAGCGCTTCGTCGCCACGATCGGCGATGATGACGACGAGGAGAATGCCGGGCCGATCGGCGCCAGGATCGAGCCGTCGCGCATCTCCGAAGCGATCTCGGCCGCCGCCGGCGAATACGCCCACGATCTCCTGGAGCCGACCGCCCCCTACGTGCTCGACCGCAAGGCCTATCCGGTGCCGGGCACCATCACTTTCGAGGCGGCCGCATGACCAGGTCGGCGGCGGAGATCCTGACGAGCCTCATCGGCAAGCGGCATCCCGGCTTCGCGCTCGGCAAGCGCGGCGGTGTGCTCGATGCCGTTCTTTCGGGCTTCGCGGCGCCGACAGCAGACGCCGAGGCCGAGGCCGAAGCGCTGATGGACGAGGTCGACCCGCGCACGGCGGTCAAGCTGCTGCCGGACTTCGAGCGGGTCCTGGGCCCCGACCCGTGCGGCCGCGATACGGAAGCTTCCTCGGTGAAGGAGCGCCAGCGCATCGCCCATCAAAGGTGGATCGCCGGGGGCGGGCAGTCGATCCCGTACTTCATCTCGATCGCGGCCGCTCTCGGCGTTGCCATCGAGATCGAGGAATTCTGGCCGTCGAGGGCCGGCGTGCTGCGTGCGGGCGACCGCCTCGTCGCCGAGGGCGAGCAGTTCATCTGGCGCGTGAAGCTCGCCCCGCTCGGTTCGATCAAGTTCCGGGCCGGCGCCGGGCGCGCCGGCTATCCGCTCGGCTGGATCATCCGGTCAGGGATCGAATGCGTGCTGCAACGGCTCGCGCCCGCGCACACGACCCTGGTCTTTTCCTACACGCTTGAGGAGGGCGCCTGATGGATCGCGTCAACGGAGAGGGCTGGGTCGATATCGGCGGCGGCCGCCGCGGCTTTCGCAGCGAGAGCATCGCTGGCGGGGCCGATGGGACGGAAGTGACGGCCGCATGGCTCAACGCCGTGCAAGAGAACCTCCTCAAGACGATCGAAGCCGCCGAGCTCTTACCTGACCCCCTCAACTGGGCGCTGCTCGCCCAGGCCGTCGCCCGGCACGCGGCCGGCGGTGCCTGGTATGGCACGGGCGGCGGCACGGCCAACGCCCAGACGGTGACGTCGACCGGCTCTTTCGCGGTCCCTGACGGACTGTTCGATGGCATGGCTGTCCGCTGGCTGCCCTCTATCACGAATACCGGCGCCATGACGCTCGACGCATTCGGGACCGGGGCGCGCGCTCTCCAGAGCGTCGGAGGGTACGCGCTAGCAGGCGCCGAAATCACCGCCGGGCGCCCGGCTGAGGCGCAATACTCGTCTGTCGCCGATGCCTGGCTCCTGGTGCCCTGGACCCTGCCGCCCGGCGCCTACGTGCCGGCGCCGGACCGGAACATCCTGGTCAACGGCGATCTCGCCATCAATCAACGTGTATTCGCGGGTGGTGCGCTCGCCGCGGGCGATTACGGCTACGACCGCTGGAAGGCGGGCGCCGGCGGGTGCGCGGTCTCGGTCTTAGGCGGGGTCGTCACACATGCATCCGGCTCCATGGTCCAGGTGATCGAGAGTCCCGACCTCGCCTCGGCCGAGGTGACGGTGTCTGTGGAAGACCTGGCCGGCGGCGGGCTCGACATTGATATCGACGGAGCGACGTCGACAATCGCGCCCGGCGGCGGCCGCCGGGGCGCGACGCTGACCGTGCCTGCCGGCGCGATCGGCAATGTCACGCTGACGCTGACGCCGGCCGCCGGCGCCGTTACCTATCGCCGGGTGCAGATGGAGCGCGGGCCGGAACCGACGGCCTGGGCGGGCCGGGACTTCTCCGTCGAATTGGCGCGCTGCCAGCGCTATTACTGCAAGAGTTATCTTATGGCCTCGCCGCCAGGAAAGGACCTGTCGCCGGGTGGCGTCGACAACAACATGGTCGAGCCGGGCAGCTGCGTCTTTACGCAATTGCCATGGCAGAAGCCGAACGAGACCTTGATCCAGATCACCGCCTTCTTCCCGGTGGAGATGCGCGCAACGCCTACAGTCCGCCACTGGGACAGCCTCGGCAACCTGTCCCGTGTGTCAATCTGGACCTCGTCGGGCGGCGCCCACGCAGCAAACAATACGGCCTATGGAGCCCCGACGGTCAGCCCGCGCCTCATTCGGCTGCACCGCTGGTACGGGACCGAATACGGGTTCTTCTTCGCCTATGACGCGGACTCGGAGCTCTAACCCATGTTCATCGAAGACGCCCGCTTCGTCGCCGGCCCGGACGGGTCGCCTATTGCCGTCACCGCCAGGATCAACGGCGTCGAAATGTCCTCGATCCCGCTCGACCCGGGAAACCGCCATTATGCGGCGATCATCGCCACTGGGACCGACATCACGCCCGTGCCTGATGCGGAGCGGGTCGCTGCCCGCCGGCAGGTGATGCGCGCGTCGGTCGACGCGGAGCGCGACCGCCGTCTTGCAGCTGGCTACCCCACCGAGATCGACGGATCACCGGCGACGCTGCAGACGCGGCCCGCGGATCGCGCGAACTGGCAGACGGCGGCGATCCGGTACGCCACCGAGATCGCAGCAGGCAACGGGGCGATCGCCGGCGCGACAATCCGCGACGCCGACAACGCCAACCACACGCTCAGCTTCGCGGACGCGCACGCGATCCTCATGGCGATGGCCGACCACGGCGTGGCGATCCTCGCGCGGTCCTGGACGCTCAAAGACCAGATTGCCGCCGCCGAGGACGAAGCGGCACTCGACGCAATCGACATCGAGGCCGGCTGGCCGTGAGCGCCCAGCTCGCCAATACCAGCAGAGTGTGCCGATGACAGCTACTGGCTGCAGGCGCCACGTTGCCGATCGACGAGAGCCCGAGTAGTTATCGCTGTCATGGACATTGAGCGGGCGCAGTGGGCAGCATTCAACCGGACGGTGATCGGCACCATGGTCGCCCTGTTCCTCGCAGCAGGCGCCGTCTCGATCGCCTTCGATCCCTTCGGCGTGTTTTTCCCCTCGCGCGAATCCCATCGAGCCGGCATTTGGTGGCACCCGCGTATCGCGCTGCCCATCATCGCAACGTTGCGGCGGCCTGACATCGTGGTTCTTGGCTCATCACGCGTTCGCGACGGGTTCGATCCGGCCAGCTTTGGTCCCGATGCGTCTGCCATGAACTATGGCGTCTCAGGCCTCCTGATCGACGAGATGACCGTCTATGCGCGGCAGATCGCGCGCCTGAAGCCGAAGCTGGTGCTCCTTGGCTTCGACTTCTACATGTTCAACCCGCACCGCGATCATCAGCCTGGGTTCAGCGCGAGCTATACCGAACCGTTGGCGCCTTATCGCAACGCCGGGTATATGACGATATCGACGACCGCCTTCGACATGATTTGGACGGGTCTAAGCGATAAAGAACTTGTTCTGCCCTCAGGCTTCCACCGGCGTCAGAGATCATCAGACCTCCCCGCAGCGATTGAGGCGAGTGTGGACGGTTTTCATTCGACGGAGTGGTTGTACGGGGATATTGCAGGCTTCGAAGCGAAGCTTGGAGGCGCCCGGGAGATATTCCGCGCGTTCCGCCAGAACAACGTCAATGCAGTTGCGTTCCTCAGCCCCGAGCATGTGGCTGTTCAGCGGCGCTTTGCTGAGCGCGGCATTGGCGATCTTCCGAAGCGGTGGCGCAGCGAGATGGCTCGAATAGCGGCCGAAGAGGGCGTTCCGCTCTGGGATTTCTACGACGAGAACCGGATCACGCAATCGACAAGCGCGGATTTCTACTTCGACGGCAGCCACTACACTCCCCAGGTGGGATGCATGATGGTCGAGACGATGATCGATGCACGCTGCGCCACCGAACCGCCGGTCGCCTTCGTCTCAGAGACCTCCTAG